AACGAACCCATTCCATAACTGCCTGTGCTCCACTTGGAACTACAGGGTCATATAAAGAAATTTCTAATTCTTCCCAAGAACCTTTACCTTTAACAAATCGTTTTACGTTAATATGGTCTAACTCAATAGTTTCAAATGCTATTGAAGGTCTGTTTGCTGTTTTAATTAAATAAGCGGGTATCCCTTCAATATACATGATGTACCGATTTTTCGTTTTCGGTTCAAACGGTGTGAACATTATTTCAGAAGGATCTAATAGTTCTGGCATCTTTAATCTCCAATAAGTTTAATTCTTCAACTATAAATATCAATTTTGTAAAAAATCATCACATTCATTTTTCATAGTTTTTTAGAAGTTTTATAGTATCTTCATATATAAATATATTGGGCAACAAAAAACCCCTCAAAAAAGAGGGGTTTTTATTATTTAAGTTTATATTAAACTTATTCGGGGAATGATGCTCCCGTAGGTTGTACCACAAAGTCCAATACAATAAACTCGGCTGTACGTGTTGGTTGAATAAATATCTGTCCAACGAGTTGATTTCTATCAACTACATCTGCAGTATTATTTGAATCATCCATCACTACTCTAAATGCGGATAAACCACTATTAGATTGTACTCCCTCTAAAAACGGATTCACTATATTAAGGAATCTATTTCTTGTTGCTGATGTATTCTGTTCAAAGACTAAGTATCTACTTGACGAAGCAATAAACTTCTTCAATTTGATTAACAGTCTACGAACATTCACACGGTCAAGTGCTGATGGTCTTGCCTGTAAGGTCTTTTGACCCCACACGACCACACCTTGACCTGGGAATGAAGCGATTGGATTAACTCTTTCTTCATAAAGGTCATCTCTTTCAGAATGTGTTAATCTTGTCTGTGCTTCTAATACAGTTGTCAATCCACCACGATTCAAACCAGCTGGTGCGAACCATTCGTGTGCTACCTTATCCGTGTAAGCGATTACACCAGGTAAGACACATGAAGGTGGGACCCAAACTGGAAGTGACGTGTTTCTATCAACAATCTTTACCCAAGGGTAATAAGTTGCTGCGTAGTTAGTATCAAGTGCGGTAACTGCATTTGTTGCACTTGCTATTGAACCACCTTGAATACCACAATCAATTACATAGAATGCGTCTCCTCGTGCTTCACACTTAGATATTGCATGATTTGTTACTTTACTATGTAATCCATGAACAATACCAGGTGTTACTAACATATTAATATCAAACTCATCTGGATTACTTACTGCGTTAATTGCTTTTTTGTAAGCCACTGAACCACCAGTTGAAGATGTTGAACAATCAAACCCTTGTGTATTAGTATTAGCAATACTTGCTCCTGTCAATCTTGGATTTGCTGGATTAGCTCCATCGAATCCACCTTGAAATGGAACAACGAACTTTCTCTGTTTAATATGAGAAAGTGCTAGAGTAACATTCTCTGCTCCGTCTGAAAAAACTGAACCAAGTGTTGATGCATCTGTATGACCAAGTTGGTTCTCCAAACTCATAGTAGCGTTAGCACCGTCTCCAAAAGAATTAATTGGTGCTAAATACTCACCTGCATCTGCGTTACTATAATCCACTCCATAAAGTACAGCACTGTCAAATTCACCTTGTGCATTTGTTTGTACTGATTTAACTGTCCACGCTGGAACTGTTGAATCATCTGCACCAAATGGATTATTAACTGCTGCGTGTCCCATTGGAACAACTGTCTTTGGTGATTCTGAATTTGCTATTGCTTCAAAATCTGAAACATAAATATGTTTAGATAGATTTGGCCAATCACCATTATAGGTTAATTTACCATCTGCATCAATCGTTACATATCTATCACCAATTCGTCTTGCAAAGAAACTTGGACTTGTTGGATCAAAATTAAGATTATCCCACTGTTCTATAATATTATCAGTAGTCAAACCATTATCATCTAATCCAGTTTGTCTTAATTGAAGTGAAAATGAACCATAATCACTACCAGCAACTGTACCAGCCTGTTTAACATTCAAAATAGCAACTTTATATTTGTTATTTACATTACTACCATGTGAACGAGTATTAACTTTAAACAAACTATATTTTGCTGAATTTATTGTTTGTGATTGAATGAATGGTGTTGATGCGTTTGCATATGTTACTGCCAAACCTAAAGTTCCATCCAAAACTGATAAATCATCAGATGCTGACCAAGATTGACCACTTTGTTCATATTTGAAATTTTTATACAAATATGCCGATACGGTATTTTGACCAGACTTTTGAACCTGTGCATCTCTACTAAACACATCTTCTATGTATGAAGCTGCGGAACTTCCAGTATCAAATCCAAATCTATAAGAATATGATGTTAAACTTTTTGCTCCCCAATTACTACCACTTAAAGTAAGTGTTGCATCACTCCAATTTCCAGTAATCGTACTACCTTCTAGATCTGCAGTTCCATCTGAACCACCACGTGAAGGTGCTAATACTGCAAGTGTTTTACCACCTACTGCTGCTGCTCCACCCCCAAGTGTCAAAACATCACTAAAAGTAACTCCTGAACCACTATCTACTGTAATACTATTTCCATCGGTTCCTGCATTAGATGCGGATAGAATTAAAGCTGTCGTCCCATCCACTGCAGTTACACCAATTGATTTTGCGTTAATCTCAGCAACTACTTGATCTAAATAATCAGCCGCGTTAGACCCAGTATTATGATAAAATGTTGGACTATCATCTTCTGGTATTCCACCTGCTGGATCTGATGCTATAAATCTATATTCAGTTGAACCAACTGTTATTTGAAGTTCGTCCTCTACTACTGTACCAAATAAATGTGCTGCACCCACAGATGAACTCGCAATTGTCAATGAGCCAGATGCAAATTTTGCAGCTGATGATGCTCCTATTGTAATTGCAAGAGAATCAACTGAGTATCCTGCTGTATTAAGAACACGAACTATTGTTACTGAACCCGCACTTCTTAAATATTGTTCTACCGCGTACGGTGTGTAATATCGTTTATCTGTAGACCCGAACATTTCTTCAAAATCAGGAAAATTACTAACTACTGTTGGTACAAATGCTGGTCCTTTTACTGTTGGACCTATAATTGCTGCACCAATTTGTGCAATTCCCTGTGGAAGAAATGACAAATCACGTTCACGAGTAAATACACCCGGACTTACGATTCTTTCTGCCATTGTTTTTCTCCTATTATTATAATTTAAATAACTAAATTAGTCCTCTCAGGACTATAAACGTTTTATATAAATATAATGTAACTTTCCCAAACGATATAGATGGGGGAGAATATTTTAAGCAGCTGCTGTCGTGTCTGTATCAGCTACTTCAGTAGATGTTTCAACTGGGGTTGGCGTAAACACTCCCGTAGTTGGATCTAATGAACCTGGACCATACTTTGTATTCAGTTCTTCAACTAATTTTCTTTCAGTTTCTTGAACTTCACCATATTCAACTTCCAACTGTGCTTCAGACGTCTCAAGTCCATCAACCTGTTGTTGAACAAGTATTTTTTGTACTTTCAACTGTCCAAATTGTAGTTGTTTCTGTTGATATGAGTTTTGTAGGTCCTGTAAAGATTTCAATTCGTCTTCCGAAAATTTAATCTCATTTGATTCGGCCATAACTTTTTCTCCTTTATTGATTTGTAATAAGTATCAAAAACTTTTCTGAAAATAACTTTTTTATACTTCGATTATTTTATATATTCTTTCAGTGCCATCTGATCCACTTAATTCGGTGGCTTTTGTTGAAGCATCTGATTCCGCTTCACTACCACTAAATTCCCATATTTGGTCTCCACTACCACTCAATCGAGCCACATATACATTTCTTGCTGCCCACTCTGGATCACCTGCCTGTGGATTTGGATATAATTGTTTTACTACTCTAAAAGCCATTTATGTTCTCCGTTCTACTATAAATATTAACTAAATAAATAATTCTTTCAAATGGTTGATTCTTAATTGTGGTAATATTGTTGGTTTTATACCTAATTTATCTTTTACGTCTAAACAAAATGTAGCATCTTCTGATACATTCTCTTTATATTTACCTATTTCAACCACTTTTTGTCTAAAATACGGATATTCCATTTCTTTTAA